CGAACGAAGAACTTTGGAAATATTCAAAAGACAATAAATCTTTTCTAATCGCTCAAAAAAAGAGCGCTACAAAAATGTGTGACTCAACTATCTACATTTCTGAAACATTCAGTAAAGAGGGTGAAGCGATCAAACATAATGAAGTAACTGCTGAAATGGATTTTAAATCTATTAAAGTTAAATCGGTCATTAATACAACTGGTTTATTAGACTCTCACAACGACGTTCATATTAAAGGACTTTGGAAGAAATCAATATCCGAAGTAAAAGGTTTGTATTTGCTTCAAGAACATAAAATGACTTTTTCAAACATCATTTCTGACAACGTTACTGCAAGTGCAAAAAACTTAAGTTGGGAAAAATTAGGTTATAACTTCCTTGGAAATACGGAAGCTTTAATATTTGATTCGGTAGTTGATAAAGATAGAAATCCATACATGTTTAACCAATATTTAAAAGGATGGGTTAAAAATCATTCTGTTGGTATGCGTTATGTGTCTATGGTGTTGTGTATCAATTCAGATGAAAAGTATTACGCAGAGGAGAAAGCGAATTACGACAAGTATTATAGTGAAATCGTAAACAAAGAACAAAGCGATTTAAAAGGCATGTTCTGGGCGGTTACGGAAGCTAAAATCGTAGAGGGTTCAGCAGTTCCGATTGGTTCTAATTATGCCACCCCAACAATGACAGTTATAGAAAATAAAAATATTGAGCCGTTGGAAAACACTCAAATAATCGAGCCGTCTAAAGACACTCAACAAGAAAAAAAGAATTATTTTATTAACATTTCAAAACAAAATTAAATGAAAAATTTTAACGAATTCCTTACAAGTAAAGGACTAACAGATGAAACTTTCGCTCAAAAAGAAGCGGGAGAAATGGCAGGATTGTACAGTGAGTTCAACACATTATTAGCTACTAAAATAGCTGGATTAGAAGCGGATAAAGCTACTAAAAACGACATTCAGGAAGCAATGGACGTATTGAGAAATTCTCAAATGGAACAAGCTAAATCAATGAATGCGGTTCTTGTTGAAATGGGTTTATCCATTAAAGCATCAACTGAAAAAAGAACAGACGGCGTTGTAGCTTCTTTCGTTGAATCAATCAAACAAGGATTGCTTGACAACAAAGAAAACCTAGCTAAATTGAAAGTTTCTAAAGATGGTGAGTTCGTCTTTAAAGCGGTTGGTGACATGACTTCTGGAAATGTTTCAGGTGGAAACGTTCCAGTTGAGCAAAGATTAGCAGGATTTAACATAATTGCTTCAAGACGTGTAAGACTTTTAGACTTAGTTTCAAGAGGAACGGCATTATCAAACGTTATTTCTTGGGTTTACCAAGCAAATAGAGATGGAGCAGCTGGGCAAACAACAGAGGGAACGACAAAAAACCAAATTGATTTTGATTTAGTTGTTGATAAAGAAGAAGTTGTTAAAACTACTGCTTTCATTAAGATTTCTACGGAGATGTTAGACGATGTTGATTTTATCGAATCTGAAATCAGAAATGAGTTGACTAGAGAGGTTTTAAAAGCAATTGAATCGGGTTGCTACTCTGGAGCCGGAACAACAAACACGTTGAAAGGAATTAGAACGGTAGCGACTGCATTTGCTGCTGGTACTTTCGCATTAGCGGTTGATAACGCAAATGAAGTAGATGTATTGGCGGTTGCTTATAATCAGATAATGATTGCAGACCAAGAAATGCCAACGGCTATTTTGATGCACCCGAGCGATGTAACCAAATTGAAACTGGTAAAAGTTTCTTCTTCTGATAGACGTTACGTAGACAGACTTCAAATGATTGGAGGAACTCTATTAATGGATGGTATTCAAATTGTCCCTACTACACTTGTTGCGGCTGGTACTTACTTAATCGGTGACTTTACTAGAGCATTAGTTTTAGACAAAGGTTCGGTAGAAATCACTATGGGACTTGACGGGAACGATTTCACGAAAAATATGCGTACAATAATCGCTGAATGGAGAGGTGCATGTATCGTTAAAAACAACGATAGAACTGCGTTCGTAAAAGGTACATTTGCTACTGATATGGCTGCATTAGAAACTGCATAATATTAACTAAGGGAGTTGAAAATATACTCCCTTTAATTTTCTTATCATGGCTAAAATACAAAAAGTAATTCAAGAAGTAATTCAAGTATTAGAAGTACAATCGTTCGAGGGGTTAAAATCGTTTGAAGCAACGGGAGTTTCAAGGCACATGCCGAAAGATACGTTTTACGAATTAAACGAAGAACAAGCAAACTTTTTTCTTAAACTAGGTTACATCAAATAAAATGGCAATAGTTCAAATAGCAGACTTCAAAGGTCTTTATCATTTAGCAAAAACAAATCTAAACACATTGTTGTTACAAGATTGTATTGATAAGTACGAAAAAAAGTATTTGATTCGTTTATTCGGTGTAGAACTTTACGACTTGTTTATTGCTGGATTGTTAATTGTTCCGATTGATGCTAAATGGACTGCCTTAGTTGATGCTTTTGTTGTTCAAGATAATAACGAAATAATCGAAAGTGACGGTTTGAAAGTTATGCTTTTAGGATTTATCTATTATGAATATTCTAAATTACAACTTGAAAAAAACACTCCTATTGGAAATGTTCAACCAAGTTCAGAAAACTCACAAATGACGGGCCTATCTTCAATGGTTGTTCAGCGCCAATTTTGGGCGGTCGATAACTTCGTGGCAATCCAAAAGTACGTTAATCTAAATAATAGCCTTTACTCAACATTTAACGGTGCTTGGATAAAGTACGAATATAATTGGTAATGGAGGATATTTACAACATAATTAAACGTGATGTTTTCGGAAAAATGAACCGAGACGTTAGCGTATTAGTTGCAAATATTTCTGTTGGCGGTTTTCAAATTGTGAGTTTCTGCAGTAACAAATGGATGCGAGTAGGTCAATCAATAACGGACTTATCTAGTAACGCCTGGTTAATTACTGCAATTGCTGAAAATGGAGACGTTACGTTAAAAGTTCCTACTGCGATAGCTGATTTAGTTAAAAGACAAGTGTTAAAGGTTATTGCTCCAAAGTTTCTATTCGGAACACATCGAAGCGCAAACAACGAGTTTACTATGAAAATAGGCAACGACATTGATGTACTTCCTTTGTGTTGGTTAGTAGAAAACATAGAGGAACAAGAATACAATAGTAATGAGTCTTCTAAAGAACGTGAAGCGAATATTAGACTTTATTTCTTAGACTATTCAGATGTAAGCGAATATCTGAACGAAGATTATCGCTTAAATGTTGTTTCACCTATGATTGCTTTGAAAGACGAGTTTATACGTGTTATTGATGCAGATAGGGTATTTGATGGGACAAACAACAGACGAACTAGACCAATAACCAGATTTGGGAATGAGAATGAAAAAGGTGTGTTTGAAAACATACTTAACCATGATTTAAGTGGTGTGGAATTAAAAATAAATATCCACCGTTATAGAACGGGTGAATGTAAGTGTTAAATTAATTAATAAATAGAAAATATGACGACAGACGAATGTTTATGTGGTTCTGGTATGAATAATACAGGTGAACCAAATTGTATTAAATTATTCAAAAAATCAACGGGAATGTTTATTGTTCCTTTATTCGCAAATGATGGAACTAGAAACAGTTTTGATTTAACTGCGGCTTCAGACATCACGGCAAAAGTTCAGCATTTAGACCCTTCCAAAAGATGGTATCCAATCCAAGACTTGAAAGATGTTGAGCTTCCAACTGCTGAATCACGTTTTGAAACAGCAAAAGACGGTTCTAAGTTTAAACTTGCAAACGGTATTCGTTCGTTCAAAGCAACAGCATTTGAAAGAGGTTCTGTATTAGCTGGAAAACTTCAAGGTGTTTCTTGCGGTAAATTTGGCGTTTACATCTTTGACATTGACGGAAATTTGAGAGGTTTGAAAGACGGAACAAATCTTTATCCAGTTGAGATTGGTGGATGGGATGCAATTTTCAATGATGCGACTGACGATAGTGTCAGCAAAATAATGATTTCATTTGATTTTGACATCTTACTTAAGATTTCTAAATTCTGGATTATCTCAACGTCTGACATGATCGTTAACCCTAATTCAGTAAGTGGATTGGTAGATGCGAACATTGCAGAGGTGTCAAGCACTACGACTGTTACGACAATCAAAGTTACAAACGACTACGGTAGCGGTTTGACTGATTCGGCTGTTACAGGATTGGCAACGGCTGATTTTAGTGCATTCAATGATACTACGGTATTAGCGGTTGTTGTTACGGTTGCTGAAACAGTTGACGGAACATACACATTGACGTATGTAGCACAAACAGCGTTAGATTTAGTTACTTTCAAGATACTTCCAGTTAGTGGATTTGAAGGAAAAATTCAAGTGATTATCTAATGAGAGTTACTTTTAATAAAATACATCTAGCTTTAGAGTTGGATGTATTTTTAACGCTTTTTTCACACTATCCGAAACATATTGTTTTGGATGCTTGGAATGAAGCTAACCCGAAAATAAAAGTAAGTAAAAAGAAATAAAAAAAACCTCGTTAGTAAATAGCGAGGTTTTTTTTGTTTAGTAAAATTCAATTTTATACGTTTGTGATGTTCCAACAACTCTGCGTCCTAAAAAACTAATGCCCCCACCTTTATGTTCAAACCGAAGATGGCACGACGACATTATTTGTCTTTTTAAGCAAAAGTAAAAATTCTCGGGGACAAGAACTACTTTGAAGTCACACTCACTTCTTGAAAACTCAGCATAAGCTTTTTCTAGTGCCCATTTATAATTTCTATTTGTCATAATTCGTCTTTATTTAGAAAAATTCTATTTTATTTACGTGATGCGAACTAATAATTCTACGACCAAAAAACTTAAGATTTCCATCTCCTTCATCATTAAAAGGGTGTGAACTTAAATGAGTTAATTGATTGAATAAACCAATATAAAATCTAATTGGAACAATAATAACTTTAAAATCAAAATTATCTATCAAAAGCTTATTCAAAGCTAGTTCTAGTTCTAGTATGTAATCCCTGCTTTTTTTATAAATATCTCCGTTTCTCTTAAAGCCAAAATCTTTTTTTCGTATTTTACACATCCTACCGTCTGTTTTGTGATGGAACACAATCCCCTCAATATCTTCCGATTTTAAATACTCTTTAATGTTTTCAAAAGTAATAGGATTTATGCCTGTTATAGTAGTTTTACCATGCCTAATAAGTTGATGCCCTTTTATTTTTTCGGGATTGCCTTGAATCTTTTCACCGATTAATTCATACGTGCCATCTACGTATAAACCACGTTCAGCAAGTAAATCAAACGCTTCAAAGAAATATTTATCTTCTTTCTTGTTAATGTCGCATTTAATCCAATGAGGGTGATGCCCTGTGATTAAGTCAGCTTCTTGACAAGGTATAGCACCCTCGGGAACTTGACGACCTTTTTTAACGTCGTAACGTTTATAAAGAGAACTTTCAATTATAGCCGAAGCCGTGCCATCGTATTTTCGGGTGGGTGTTCCGTTACCATCAAAAACCCATTGATTTTCGGGATTGATTTCATTAACAACTCTACCCAAATCTAGCAGGTCTTTTTTAAATAATGTGCTGATTTTTTTCATAATTAATCGAGTGTTTCTATTTCGGTTACTAATTTAATAATCTTAATCAAATCTTCCTTTAATAAAGTACTACTATGATAGTCAATAGTTATAACATTATTATCGTCAATTACAAGTTTTACTACAATTTCTTTCATGTATTTTTTAATGTAAAAATAATTAAAATAAATAAAGAAGTAAGCTAACTGTTATATTCTTAACGCATTTGATGTTTTTTGTTTATTTTTGTATTATGGCGATTGGAAAAACTAGATTAGACGAATTTCTGAAAAGGGGGAAACTCCTAAAGGAATTGGACATGTGGTATAAGTCGTTTAATGAAGCGACTAAAGAGCAAATGATTAGTTGGTTGCAATCTCAATTAACGGACAAGGGAACGGATGGGAGAGGTGTTGTAATTGGTAATTATTCCTACGCTACGGAAATCATTTCTAAAGGACGTAAGCAGCAAGGTGACCATTTCACTTTGAACGATACAGGCGACTTTTACAGGTCTATGCAAGTTTATATTGGTGATTCATTATTTGAAATAAATGCAGACGGTAAAAAAGAAGAAGATAATTTATATGAAAAATATGGGGAATATATTACAACGCTTGACCAAGAGAATATTGAAAGATTACGACAACTTATCAGACCAAAATTCATCGAATACGTCCGAAAGGTACTACTTATCGATTGATGAGATGCCTTTATTCAATTGGTTTAAATGTCACGACGGAAAACTAAAATATACACGTAAAAATCGTATTGGAAGCGAAACGGAAGATTTAGAAAGCTGGACAAAAATATACGATGAATATCTTTCAAGATTTGGTATAAATGAAGAGTTTCAGAACTTCATGCAGAAACAAATAGATAAAGCGATAAAAGAATGCGAGTATTTAGAGACGGGAAATCGTAAACTTTTGAACGATATTAATATGTTGGAAGCAAAAATAAGAGAGTTAATGAACACAGGGAAAAACGAAATAAGTTCTGGTGAATTATTACAAGTCCTTAGCAAGTTTCAAGGGTACAGAATAGATGTAAAAACTATTACGGTGGCTGAATATTTCGATTTAATAAACATTTATAAAAAACAAAATAATGGCTGAATCAATTAAAAGTAGTGAAATCTACGAACCAAAGATATTAGCTGATTTAATCAATCAGTTGGAACACGCACAAAAATCAATGAAAGATTTAAATGTGCAAACAAAAGCAACGGCAACGTCTTTAAAAACGGTTCTACAAGGGACGAAAATAACGGACTCAAATTCGATTAATCAGGCTAACGCTTCACTTAAGGAGTCTGAACGTTTAACACGTTTAAAAATCCAAACCGACAGAGAATCTGTTAAGTTAGAACAAGATTTATCAAGGTTAAGACAAGTTAAGGCAAGGGAAGACAAAGCGAACAATGTAGCAACTGCGCAGGGTGTAAACGCATTTAAGCAACAGTCTGCCGTTTTAACGCAATTAAAAAATAAATACAAGGATTTAGCAGTCCAAAACAAGGGTAACACTAGAGAGGCTAGAAACCTATTACGTGAGATAACTCAATTAGATAGAAAGCTTAAACAAGTTGATGTAACGGTCGGAAATCACCAAAGAAGTGTAGGTAAATATTCAGATGCCTTAAACAAGCTGAAAGGGATGGCGAGTGCTTTAATTGGTGTATTCGCTTTGTTTTCTGGAGTTAGATTTTTCGCAAATGCAGAAACTAAACTTGTTTCTTTGCAATTAGCGTTAAAAAACGTAATGAAAACGCAAGAAAGATATACTCAATCATTCAAGTTTTTAACCGAAATATCTCGAAGTTACGGACAAGATTTACTTGTTTTAACGGACACTTACAAGGGTTTCATCGCTTCATCGCAAAGTTCAGGTTTGCAATTAAGTGAGTTAAATCGTATTTATGAATCAGTTATAAAAGCTGGTTCTAGTTTAGCGCTTTCAAACGATCAAATAAGCGGTTCACTTTTGGCAGTTTCTCAAATGTTTTCAAAGGGGACGGTTTCGGCAGAGGAATTAAGGGGGCAATTAGGGGAGCGATTACCAGGTGCGTTTGGTTTAATGGCAAAAGCAATAGGAGTAACGGAAGCCGAACTAGGTAAAATGATGCAACGGGGCGAAGTGATGGCGAAGGATGTTCTCCCTTTACTTGCTACGGAATTAGAAAACACATACGGAGCTGGAGCAGTTAACAATTTAAAAACGGTTGGCGGTGCATGGAATGTATTAAAAACTAATTTAATGCTTTATGTTAACGAAGCAAACGAAAGCAACGGAATAACTCAAAAAATAGCTAAGGCTATTGGGTTTTTAGCGAATAATTTAACTGAAATAGGCTCTGTTCTTGTTAAACTAATTAAGCATCTTGTAATTTATAAAACCTCTATGATTGCTATAAGTGTAGCGCAAAAATTGTTTATGAATGACTTAGGTAAGATGAACTTTTCATTGAAACAAGTTAAAGAAAACATGAACAGCGGGAGCGATTCAGCTGGAAGATTTAAAGGCGCTTTGAAAAGTATGGGTGTTGCTTTGTTAATAGCTTTATTTGTTGAACTTTCATTAAAAATTTATGATACTGTTTCAGGTATTGAAGCAATGCGAGAAAAGTTAGATATTTTCAATAAAATGCGAAGTGAAAATGAAAAGCATTCAGACCTTTTCCTAGAAAACTTAGATAAAGAAATAAAAAAAACGGACATACTTATCAAGGCTAAATTAAAAAACGGACAAATAACCGAGGCCCAAGCTAAAATTGAACGTGACGATGCAGAGTTAAGACGTAGAGTAACTATCCAAACAAAAATGGATATTATTAGAATGAAACAAGCCGAACTTAAAACGGAAATCGCAAAGCCTTTAGAAGATGATTTTTTTCAAGATAAAAACGCAGATAAAAACTTATTATTAAGAGCCGACAGAATCAAGGGGATGAAAGACGCACTTTCTATTTTAACGGCTGAATATGGTAGGTATAAATCGACATTATTAGATTTAGAAAGTTCAGTTCCTGACTCTGTACCCAACGCAATAGGAAAAGCGGACGAAATAAAGTCCTTAGCGAAAGAAATTGAAGAAGCTCAAAATAGCCAACTTTCGGACAATTTCGATAGGAAAGTGCAAGAATTGACGACAGCGAATAAGTTTAGAAAAATGGAAATCATGGAGTCGGTAGCTTTAGAAACTGAAAAAGCTACGTTGATACTTGAACTTGAAAACATTTTGCAAATGAACTTAAGGGAATTGAGAGCAGAATTTTTATTAGAGCAAAAAAATGATTATAACGAACGAGCGAAATTGAGCCGTGAAACTTTGGATAAAATAGACCAAGACGAACAAGAAAAATGGGACAAGAAATTTCAGAGGTTAACGGAAGATTTAGACAATGTTTACGAGCAAACACAATTAAGAAAAATTGCAGAAATTCAATACGAAGAGGACGTAAGGACGTTGAAAATACTTTCTACAACTCAAACGGAAGATGAAAAAAGAAGGCTATTGAAAGAAAGTCACGAGCAAAGATTAAGAGATGAAATTTCTTACTTAGAAAAATCTAAAAATGAAACTCGTGAAGATGCTAAAGAAATAATGGATTTAAAAATAGAATTAGCACGATCAACGGGTGAGGAAATAACCAAAATTGACAAAGAATTTTTAAAAGCAACGGCAGAGGTTGTTAAAGTTTCGGCCGACTATTTTATTCAACAATCCGATAGACGTATCGAAGCATTAGATAGAGAAATGGCTCAACATGAGAAAGCCTATTCGCTTTATTCTGATTTAGCTAAAAGCGGTAATATCAACGCTAAGGAGTCATTAGCATTAGAGAATCAGCAAATAGTAGAAGCGAATAAAAAGAAAGCGCAAGAACAGAAAAAACAGCAAAGAATTAAATTAGCTGAAACGGCATTTACTTCTTTTGCTGCAAACGTTTCTGATTCCAAAGTTAAAAACCCATTAGCAAAAACAATTACCGACATTACACTTTTAACTGCATTTATTAACACGCTTCCAACATTTGAAAGAGGAACGGAAGATACAGGTAGCAATGGGCGAGGAATTGACGGAAAAGGAGGGTTTTTATCGGTACTACATCCAAACGAACGAGTTATACCAAAAAACGAAAATGCAATGTTAGGAGGCATTTCAAACACTGAATTGGCCAATACAATGGCAAACTTAAATAGCGGTAAATTAGTTCAAGTTGGAGAGGGTGCAAATCAATTAGGCGGTGCGTGGAATTTCGCACCATTACTAGACGAGATAAAAGAATTGAGCCAAATAATGAAAAATAAACCCGAACTAGATTTGCAAGTAGGTGAATTGATACAAGGAACAATTGACGTTGTGACAAGTAAGACGTCTGGAAATACAAGGTTTACAAATAAATATAGAGTAGGATGACAGAGCATTTTATAAACGGCATTAACATTTCACCAAACGACATTGATAGTATCGGTTTTACTTCAAATTGGTCGAGTTCGATTAGTTTAGACGATAGAGATAGTCGGGAACTAGCTCTAAACACTGGTTCAATAATACTTTCAAATGAGGGTCGGAAAATTGTTTTAAATTGGTTCGGCTCGTTCGGAACAAGTCAAGGGATACCGTATTCAATTAAATTTGGAACGACGACAATTGAATATTATATTGATTTAACCGAAAACTTTAAAGTTCGTGATTATTCCGTTACCGTTTCTGTAAAACGCAGAAAATCTTCACATAAATTCTTTGAAGATGCTAGAGGGACGTCGTTTGAATTACTTAATAATAGAGGCGTTGTATTTGACTTTGTAAATGTTCCTTACATTATCGTACCAGCGAATCAGGTGGAAATGGGCTTAACATTGTCCCTTTCTATTTTCGTTATGAGCCAACAAGCGATTCAACAATTGACAAAAGTTCTTGAATTGACTGCAGAACTTTCGGCATCTATTCAGCCTATTATTGGCGTTTCAGCTGCTGGTCCTACATTATCTGTAAACATTCCAAAAGTAATCGAAATTGCTATTAAATTATTACTTCAAATAGCTTACACGGTGTTATTGGTAATTGCTTTAATAAAATTGGTTCAACAGTTGAGCGACCTTATTTTTCCGAAAGTTAGAAATTTCTTAGCTTGTAAAGTAAAAGAACTAATTGAAAAAGGTTGTGCAAATATAGGTTATACAGTTCAATCTTCATTGTTAAACTCATTGAATGGACTAACTATTTTACCCGTGCCATTAGTGAAATCAAAACACAAAGGTTTGAAATCTATTTATGACTTTCTTCAAAATGATTTAAATTTCGCATTTACAAAAGGTTATCCAACGGCGCAAGACACGGTTACTACTTTATGGTCCTTAATTGAGCAAATCGAAAATGTATTTAATGCTGAAACTAGAGTTGTTGATGGAGTTGTAAGAATCGAAAAGAAAGGTTTTTTCTCAAACAATGCTAATTCAATTGTAAATGCTTCTTTAGTACTTCAAGACACAAGGCAAGATGAATATTCATTGAACACATTTGACACGTGGAAAAGGTACTACATTCATTACCAACCTGACTACACGGACGTAAACACATTAGACAATTTCGACAATACCGACCTTGAATACTCCACCGAACCGTTAAATATTCAGAATGCTGATTTAGTGACAATTAAAGGTTTGCAAGATAGAAACGTGCCTTTTGCATTAGGGACAAGGAAAAACAAATTAAACCTAGTCGAAAAAACAGCAAAAGGATTGTTTGAATTGGTTGATGCCTTAGCAAATACTTCCTTTGCTTCTTTAATTGAAGATAGAAAAGGCGTGTTAGTCGTTTCACAGCAATTCTTTGGAACTACCAAATTATTGTGGACGGTCAACGGAAAACAACCCGAAAATTTCACGGATTATATTAGTCCGACGGCACTATGGAATAATTACCACTCATCTAACCAAATACAAACAAACGGTTATAAAATAAAAGAAAGTGTTAAATGTTTAATGAATCAAGAATTATACGTAAATTTGTTAAATAACAATTGGGTGTTAATTGATGGTATTTCAACGGAAATTATTTCTATTGAATATAAAACTAGAGATTCTTATGCTACGATTAGTTTTAGGCAGGAATTTAATTATGAACTTGGAAAAGTTGAAACTATTTTGATAAATGGATAATTTACACGAACATACTGAAAAAATAGGTTGTCTAATGGAGGAAATGAGTAAAGGTATTTTGTCTTTCAATTTAGCGTTTTCAAAACTTTCTAAGGAGGACCAAAAGCTTATAACTCCTAATTCTGATTTACAAAAAGCTATGAGAATGATTAATACGGGGTCTTTCGACGAGAATTTTCTAACTCAAA